TAAGCTCTGCTGTTGTGTCATCCCCAGGAGCAGCTGTGTTAACGAATCCTGTTGACTTGAGAAGAAGAGATGCGCCTATGCTTCGTAGTTTACTGAACGATGTCTTGTAGTAGCTTTTATCGTATAACCCAAAATTAATCTGGGGATTCAGCGTTCCCCTATTATTAGCAAAGTCCTCGAACTCCTTGATATTCTGTGGTTTCACAGTGAAGGCATCTCTATCCTTATTACCCACATTTGCGAACCTATTATTATTCAGAAACATGTTCTGTGTCGCTTGAACTATGTCGTTAACTTCTCCGCTGGGATTGATCAACGTTTCTCCTGTCTTATTTGCTGTTCTTCCTTGTATATCACTTAAATTTTCATGAAAATTGCTAGTGTTTCCTGTCTTATCGATCAGATCTGATAGAGGAGTACCTGACTCATTAAATTTTCTACTATTGCTATACTCATTCAGCTTAGCTGCGAGCTCTGTTCCTTGCTCAACAAACACATCCTCTGCGCCCTGTTCCTCTGCTAGCGTGAGCGAGTCACCTCTCCTTGTAGGCGAGGCCTGCTCATTTCCAGGTAGTATCTTATATGCATTTGTACTATTTCCGACGATGTGATTCAAGTAATCACCTAACAGCCCCTGTGTCTCATTGATGAGATCGAGAAGCTCCATGTTTGTGTTTGGATCAATACCTAATCCGTCAGGGCCGCCGCCTTCCTTGAGAGTATACGTGATACTGTCTGCAGCAATGCCTATTGAGCTCAGGAAGTCTTTAAGAGTTTCTCTAGCCATTTTTCCTCGCGTATAACATTATCTAAGTACAGTTTCATATCACACAGTGACTCTTCATTTGAGCCTATCGCCTCTATTAACGTAACAATTGGTGTGATGTCATCCAAGATCTTTGACATGTAATTATCTATCTCAGTTAACTCATCATTAGTAAAGTCTTGCTTAACACTATTTCTATAGTCATTTAACATGTCTTTAATGTTGTCTAGCTCTGACATCTCTAGTCACCCACCTGAATTGCAAATCTTGACCCGCTACCCTGCGGCTCATAGGACTTCATTGCCTTGCCTATACTATTTGAGTCTAACAAGATGTCAACGTCTATTGTTCTGTTATCTGTTAATGCTGTGACCACTTTTGTCAAGAGAAGTTTATTGTCAGTGCTCATTGTTTTCAGGGCTTCAGCTAGCTGCATAAATGACTTGCTATTATTGAATTCCATATTCTCAGCTATCATTGACGCAGTATTTACCTTTTCTGTGTTCTGGCTCTCTACATTAAGTGTCTCTATTGCTGACTGAATGCTGCCAGGTATCTCAGAAATTGCTGTTGATATTTGTTCGACAGATTCTGACATCCCAGCTGACAACGCAGCCTCTAAGTCTAGAGACTCAAGATTCATACCTGGGAATTCCATCGACTCCAATCCTATTCTCACGTTCTCAGGTATCTTATCTATAGCTGCTGACGGGTCAACTTTAAGAAGATCAGCCGGATTGAAAGGTGCTGCCTCACCAGCATTTGATGCGGCTACATCAATAGCGACGGGAATCGTGAAAGCCTCACCCTCAGAGAGCTCTGTCAGCATCTCAGGAATTGATTCCATTAACATAGTGAATTCTGTCTCGATCGTAGAGCTGAAGCCTTCAGTGAGGTTTATTGCCATCGTCTCACCTATAGCTGACATTCTCTGAACTGGTGACTCTGAACTATTCGCAACCCAGTCTAGGCCAGTACCAAGAGATTCTAGCCATGGTGGCAGGGAGTCCGCACCAAACACTCCTTCTGCGTCTGTTGTCATCCTGGTCCAACCCTCTTTGGCTGAACCTTCTATCTTTTCTAGATAAGGTCCCATGACCGGCTCAATTTTCGAAGGGTCAAGCATGTCTAACAGGAAACCGTCACCCTCTTCAATGTACTCACCGGTTTGCGAAAATACAGCGCCAAGTGCATCTTGGATACTCATGATACCATCTGTAATGACAGGAATATCTGCTCTTAACGTGTTCATCTGCACTGACATCTCACTAGCTTCAGCAGTGAGTTCCGCGTAGCCGTCGACAACGTCAAGATTCTTGAAAGTTTGGTGATGTTTGTTCAGCGCTCCCCACTCTTCCGCATTTCTTCTCACAGCCAGCGCCTGCTTCTCGACGAGAGTATTTGTCTCCTCGATTCCCATCTGTGCTGCCGCGTTTGAGGCCTCTTCCATGTCAGCTTGGTCTGCGACCATCTCTCCTTCTCTGAAGAATGTCTCAAGCTGTGTGCGACTCATTCCTAATTGATCTTGAAGAGCCCTCATTCTTGTGTTCGACATATTCTCGACATCTAGACCCTGATCTAGCATCTGGCCGCGCAGCTGATGGAGGAATTCCTCCTCATCCTCGTTCGCGAGGTACATCATCTCCATAGCATCCATCTGGATGCCGAACATAGCAGAGAGATCACCCATGTTCTTCGCGGCATCGTCGAAGCTTCTAAACTTATCTATGACGCCCTTTGCTGTTTGGAGGTCTATTCCCAGCTGTCTGTATGTTGCACCAAGCCTAGCTGCGAATGCTTCTGTCTTCTTTCCAAAGAAGTCTGTGTCTGTGAGTATGCCTGCCATCTCTTGGGAGAGATCCTTGAAGCCTATACCGGTCAGCTCAGACATCTCCTTGGCATGCGCTGCTATATTATTAAGAACCTCTGTAGATGTCTCACCTGTGAAAGCGTATGACCTGTTCATCAGCTCCATAATATCGGTCTCGACCAGACCCATGTTCTTTTGGAATATTAACGCTCTCTGGCGCTCTTCTGTGTCGAACGAGTCTAGCGCACGATGATTCAGGTCATTCATTTTTGACAGCAAGTCCCCATAGTCGTTAAGCATCTCAGTGTCAGATTCATAGAAGTTTGATAACAAGCTACCTTCCACAGAGTATTGCTGTTGCATCTTCTGATAATTTTCAACCTCAGATCGCGTGAACTCATTGTGGATCTCATTTAGCTTTCCGTATGCATCTACAGAGAAACCCATGCGATCTTGAATCTGTGTGTAAGAAGCAATCACACCACTATTTTCGATTGAATCGATTACCGCCATCGAGTTGTCGAATGTGTCCCTTGCGAATACTGCCTGACCCTCAGCGAACGTAGCTGCAGCTGCAACAAAGTTCGTCGTTGACTTCTGTTCGGTCGGGTCTAGTGAGCTTCCTCCGCCTCCGCCTGCTGACACATTCGACGGAGCAGTTGACACAGGACTACCACCTTGACCAGGTGGTGGTGCAGGGAGCGGGCTAGCCGGTGGCGGAGAGGCACCGCTTTGCTGCGCTTGTACAAGCGCGGCAGCAAACTGATCCATCGGGAAACCCGTCCAGTCAATTTGTACAGGTTCAGGCATTACACAACCTCATAAATTACTCCACGTATCTATACTTATGCATCACTAGAATTTCTTGTTCAGCATTTCCTCATAATTTGACAATGACTGGATGCCTTCAGACGACTTTTCCTTCCTGTTTTTATGCTTATTGTTCTTGTCCTGAAAATACTTCAACAGTCTATCTATGAACCACCTTCTATAGCGGATCGGTAAATTTCGCACCTCTGTGTAATTCATGCCGAGGTGCATCTGAAGCTGAAAGGCCTCCTCTAGGAAGCCTTCTCTCCAGTTATGTACTGGGCCAAAAAAATTCTGACGTTACTGGGAGGTTGAATTCGTTATGATGTGAGCATTTCTCACAGTCATAGCTTGTTCCCATATCTACACCTGGTTCATTATCATTTATGAACTTTCTTAAGGCCTTTGAATCAAAGGCCGGCATGTACGTGACAAAGTGATGTAGTTTATTCTTGTCTGTCACGCCGCCAACTGAGACGAGTGTGTACTTTAAATAGCTTGTTACGTTCCTCTCTAACTTTACTCCGAACGCTGCTTGCTCATTCTTGTTTGCGGCTGTCCTATCTAGCTCATCTTTTAAAGTGAGGAACTTAAATGTGACTTTCTTCTTTGTCACGGGCAGAGTGTACTCGAACTCATTCTTTCCTTCCGCTACAGGTTTAATCGTCAGCCGCTTTATTCCAAGGTCTGCTAAGTTTGCTGTAATGTTGTTAACATGACTACAGCTCGCACAAGTAGTGACCAGGTTATAATCAGGTCCGTACCCGGTTATTCTAACTGACACCATCAGCGCATTTCTGTCTCCGATGGTCATATCGTCAATTTCAAATGACTTATCAGTCACACATGATTTGATCAACCGATTAATCACGGTGCCTTCTTTTATGAGGGCCTGACTTGTCAGTATATCCTCTTCATGAGCTGTCATAGCTCTGATAGGAATAGTCTCTCTATTATATAACGTTGAATCTGGAGAGTACAGTATCCCTCTTGACGGTAAAGGAACAGATTCGACGGGAATTTCCCATCCAAAATCTTCTTTCATTACATTCTGTTTCATCGCTTCGTGATGAACATCACTTACTTTTCTAGCCATGCATTCTCCTCCAAATAAAAACGCCCGCATATATTATACAGGCGCAATTATTAGAGTTAAATCTAATTTTAGAATTGCAAGACGCAGTTATCCATCTTGAGTGTTAGATCAATGTACATGACCTCGTCTCCGCTGTAGTCAAGTGTCTGGAAGTTTGCAGACGTGATGAATGCACCTTTGATGTCCCAGAGCTCAATAACAGTTCCAATCGGATCAAGCATCTTTAATTGAACGTCGCGCTTGTAGAAATCCGCATAGCCCGCTCTTCCTGAAACAGACTCATAATGTGTTCTTATCCATTCCATGATCTGTTGTGCACCTGATGGTGCAATTGGATCATGCAGCTTCACAGATAGATCCCCAAATTCAAGCTTTCCAGCAACCCTACGATAGCTATTGATGTAGTCTATCTTCTTTTCAGTTATCGAAACCGAAGGTCTATTAGCTGTGGTTACCAAAAATGAGTCGACGCCTTCAATGGCAAGTACCCATCGATAACTTCTTTTCGGCTCAAATTTATTTGGTAGCATGTCAGTGACTGAAAGTGTTTCTGCCATTTGTTATTCTCCTAATCCTAAATATATATATCTCGTTTAAATTTCTGAACCTGCATTTGTGACAACAAAGTCAAGTGCAATGAATTCAACAGCTCGAGTGGGCTGCAAGAAGATCTTTCCTCTAATCGTATTATTCTCAACATCAGCTTGTGTTGTTGTTGTCGTATCGATCACGACCTTAAACCTGTCAACACCACTCTGCTCCTGAACCTGCTGAAGAACTGGATTCACAAGCGCGCTGAACTTCTCTAACGTCTCAACCCTGTTAGGTTCAAACAGCAGTGTATTTGCAATATTGCGAACCTTTCTTCTAACACTTATGAGAAGCCGTCTTACGTTAACCCTATCCAGGGCTGATGAGGCAGCTAAAAGTGTCTTCTGTCCCCAGACTGTTACACCTGTTCCGGGGAATGCTGTGATAGGGTTAATATCTGCATCGTATAGATCGTCTAAGTTTGTTCTATTAAGTCTTACACTTGCCATCTCAACTGTTGATAGCGCGCCTCTCGTGAAACCTGCGGGTGCGAACCACGGGTGACCGAGTCTATCATTCACTGAGTAAGCACCCAACACAGCTGCTGTCGGAGGAACCTGGACTAGCGCTCTAGTTGTTGGATCTGTCACGATGACATCTGGGAAGTATGCGGCTCCAAAGGAGCTGTCAAGTGATCTATTCTTAAATGCTGTGACCGTATTTGAGACGTGAGGCATCTGATCGCCGCCCGATGCTGTTATTACACTGTTATACTGATCCCTTTCCTCGATGTCCATGATGTACATCGCATCGAATCTTTGCTCAGTTGCATTAATAGCATAGTCTGTTATTGATGTGTGCCTCATACCTGGAATTGCAAGTAGCTGTAGTTCGACATCTGTCTTTGATGACATAACATCAATTGCCTTCCTGTAAGCTGAAACTGTAGGACCTGCTGTCTCTCCCTGGTTCTCATCATCAATCTCTCTCTTGGCCGCTGCATTTGATAGCTCTCGCTTGTCCTTATCAAAGATATTTGTGCCGTCGAAGCCTCCCTGGAGTATGAATGTAAATTTTGCAAACTTTCTATTTGAAACCTTATCAAGATCATCAACTTTAAACGCACGGAGCTTATTGGCATCATCAGCAGAGATACTTCCTACCCTTACATAAGACGCGCTAAGCCAATACTCAGCGTCTGCAACACCGTCTGATCCTGTTCTGACCTTAACGTTCTCAAGAGTGAATTTGTTATTGTTGAACAAGTCACAGTCAAGAACTGAGCCTGCAACATTTGAGACACCGTTGTTGTCACCTACCCAAAACTTTGTGCTGTCATCTCTGTGGTTCGGAAGGTGCTTCGCGAATGAGAATAGTGATTGATCAAAAAGGCCGACAGTATTGGGCTCTGTTGCTGATGTCTTTCTTGTGCTCTGGACACCCCAGTACAGTCTAGAGTCATCTCTCTTCTGGAGGCCTGTGCCTTGGGAGATTGACTCTCTGTAAGGTATGGGCACCTCTCTTACACGCTTGTGTAAGTCTGTTGCTATGTAGCAGCGCGCGTCAGGTTCACCTGCAAGTAATGAGCCACTAGTCACAAGATGTTTGGGCCCTCTGAAGCCGAGAGGTAGAGCGCCGTCAGGTACTTCTGACTTCTTCATAGCATTTGACATCTGGACCCTGATATATCGTGATCTAACAGGATGAGAACCGTCGACAACTATTTTTTGTGACTCGAGGTCATTGTCAAAGTTATAAAATGCGTTCTGGTCGCCAATCGAACGAGCAATGTATCTGTCAGAAGAAGCATCAAGACTTAGTCCTCTGAAGCTCTCTAGCACAACTCTTTCATCATCAGTGTCTGAGAATCTTCTGACAAGAAGATCAAATGTTCCAAATAAATCAGTGTCAGATGTTGACTTATTCAAGTTTTCAATTGATATCTTAAATTTTGTTGATATGCCTGCGCCGTCTGAAAGTGCATGCACCTTAAACAGATCATATGCGGAGCCACCATACGCTTGTGATATCACATAAGGCGATTCTGCGTGTGTGAATCTATCTTCAAATGACTCGTACATTGGTACAGTTGAATCAACTGTGCCCCTTGCGATAGATGACGTAAGGAGAAACGCGATGTCTTCTTGCGATGATGAGTCTGAGCCTACTGTATACACACCTTCTGTAACGGCAGAACTTCCTGTCACAGCTGCAAGATCAGGATATACATCGTAAGAAGCGCATAAAAAGTGGCCTCTTGCTTCGATCTGATATGGGTCTGTATTGAAAACGTTCGGGAAGTAGCTCGGTGAAGTCATGTCAAATGAAGCGGTTACGTGTGTAAGATTTGATGTCGTTCCTGCATATCCGTTCATCAGCATCGTGAATTCTTGTGATGCTAAGTGAACTGCACCTGTCATTGCGCCCTTCTGACCGTGGACAGTCAATTCATTTGCTCTAGCTGTGTCTGTGTCACCAGGCTTAGTTGTTACAGCAGTTGTTCCGCCGCTTAGATGAAGGATAACACCGCTAGGTGCGAGAAGAACTCCGCGGAGTATTGGAACTGCGTGATCTCCATTAATTCCGCCAGTAAACGTATTCGCTGTTGTCGGACTAACTCCGGTTACTGTCGTATTATCTACTGAGCTAGCATCACATGCTGTGTTTCCTGCTGCGCCTCCAACAGCTTGTGTCAACGTCAGGCCGCCCGCATCCCCATCTATAACTGCAGTAATTGAGCCGGCATGGCCGGATGCGTGCTCAATGCAGAGGATTAGCGACGCGGCTGTCGAACCAGCGGAACCGCCGTCTCGGTCATATTCGTTGTCAGCGAGTGAAATACTTTCCTTGGCTGTGTATGTTCTCGAGAGGCCCGCTGCATCAGTTATTACAAGTTCATCATCGGTTGTGGGCCATCCGGAAAACTGAATAGAACAAGATGCTTTTGCACCTGCTGCGAGAGATGCACCTTGTATCCCAGCATCACTAAATATCGTGCTACCGTTCGACTCTGACATGAAGCAACCGAGGAAGTAAGTTCTACCCTTTATTCCTAAGTTTGTAGCTGTATTTGCCCAAGGATTATCACCGAGCATGCCGTTCTCTTGAACTAGCTGATCGCCAACCACAAACCCTGCATTTGTCACGTTACCTGTCGTAGAGCTCTTCTTCTTTCCGTCACCTGCGCCAAGTACTCTAATGTAAACAAGAGACTGCGCATTCCTTAACCACTCATGAACAGCAATCGGGCCAAACTTCTCTCCGTCTGTTGCACCGAATGTATTACTAAACTCATCAAACGTTGCAACCTTAATGGGCACGTAAGCCGGGCCCTCCAAGGCTGTTCCGATGACACCCGCAGGTACGCCAACTGGTCCTACTTTTCTAGGACCAGAGAGATCAATTTCTCTTGTGCTAACGCCTGCTGATTTAAATGTTAATTCTGCCATTTATGATCTCCGTAAATTTCCTCTATACCTTTAATTATTCTCATTCAAAACTTACGCCAGAATTTGTTATAATAAAGTCTATTGCGATAAACTCAACAGCTCTTGTCGGAACTAAAACAATTCGTCCGTTTAGTCGATTTTGCTCGATGTCTTCATCTGTATTGTTTGAAGAATCCATAACAACCTTAAACTGGTCAATTCCCTGCTGAGCTTGTATCGTTGCTAATTGTGGTGTCACCTGTGCGACGAATCTAGCTCTTGTTGCAGGTGTGTTCTGCTCGAAGATGATCTTAACAGCAATGTCTGACACTATTCGTTTTACCTCTAGAAGCATTCTTCTAACATTAACACGATCAAGTGCTGATCTTGCCTGCTGCAATGTTTTCTGACCGAAGATCACAAATCCACCGTCAGGAAAGTTAGCGATAGGATTAATCATTGATTCATACATGACATTTCTATCTTCAGCCGTTAGCCTCACTTCAGTGTTCATAACATTGTCTAGAGCTCCTCTGTTAAATCCTGCAGGAGCGAACCACGGATAAGCAACAGCATCATTGTACGCCAATGCGCCGACAGCTGCAATTGAAGCCGGCACATTCACTGATGCCCTATTGATAGGATCTTCTATAATCACGTCAGGAAAATATGTCGCGACATAGTTGTTGTCAAGTGCTCTGCTCTCAAACTGTTCAACTGATCGTCTAACATTTGGACGAACTGTTGCATCGTCATATAGACGATTTGTATCGTCATCATAAGCTGGCATATCCATAATATAGATTGCCTTACTATAAGTTCTAGTTAGATCACTTAAGAAGTCTGTAACATAAGAGTCTCTAATTCCCGGTACAGAAATCACGTTAACGCGTGTTGCCATTGGATCTGTTATGATCTTTGCAGCGGTTCTATATGAACTAATTATGTTATTCTCTTTTCCTGACCCTGGTGAAGAGCCTGTAGAGAGATTCGTGTATCCTAGCTCATCACCCACGGCCTTGCCGCCGGTGCCTACTGATGATGCTTTATCATTCATGAGCCTTTGATCTCTATCAAGAATGTTTAGGCCGTCAAAACCACCGTAGAACATGTTTGTAAACTTCATGTAATCAGTAAATCTATTGAACTTGGTTGCTGAACGGGCTGCAGCAAGAGAAGCAAATGTTATTCGTCTTGGATTTGTTGCCCCATCTTGAATTGTATACTGCGGCGTCACTAATCTTCCGTTTCTTAAGTAAGCTGCTTCTCGCATGTGCTCATCAACTGACCCTGTGAATACTACGTCTACTTCTGAATCAATTGTTGTAGTTGCAGCTGTAGTACTATTATAGAAAGCAACTTTTGCCAGCGTGAACTTATTATTACAAAAAGCGTCTGCACCAGATCCAGTAGTTAGTGCGTCTAACTTGGCAATTCCTAAGAATTTTGAGTAAGCTGAAACGAGAGGATTCTTTGCAGATGAAGCATTTGATGTCAAGACAGCATTGTCTAGACTTGCTGTCACCGGACAACGCTCAAACTTTACTCCAAAGAAGTATCTATTATCAGCTAATTCGAGAGCGCCGGGGGCACCTGTGAAGCCTGGTGTGTCTGTCTGAAGAATTGCATTTCTTGTAGCCTTAAATCTCAGTGGAACAGGAGGCACGACCGCATGTGTTAGCGTCTCAGTTCCAGTTTCTGCAATTCCTCCTGCGACTCTTGTTAGTCTTCCCCTATTTGAGCCTACAGAAAGTGTTGATGTGTCATCTCTTAGGTTATCTGTCGTCTTTGGAACAGGCAAGCCTCGGAATCCAAAGGGTAGAGCATCAGCAGGAATATCATCATTTTCAGCAGCTGCTGTCATCTTAACTCGGACATATGCTGACTTATTAGGTCGTTTTCCTGAAACCATTAATCTCTTCTCAGAATCAGTCTCTGCATCAAAGTTATATGAAACCTTTAAGTCACCAATTCTATTAGCTATGTAGTCATCATCTGCAGGATTAAGCGTGCAAAGAGGATACTGCTCAAGAATCTTCATGTTAGTGTCTGTGTCTGTGAAGTCTCTAATTAAAACTGTGAACGATCCATACTTGCTCTTTGGGTTTGTGGATCTTTTAAGATTTGAAATTGAGACCTTCACCTTAGCATTGCCGGCAGTTCCATCATCTATCATCTCGAAGTGAAATAGATCATATTCATCAGCGCCGTAAGGCTGTGAGATAAATGATGTTGTTCTAGCGGCCTGGTATCTCGTGTTGAAAGATCCGTACACATCGCAGAACCTTAATGACGTGTCGCCACTAGAGTTTGATGTCTCTGTTGATCCGGATAAGATTCCAACTGATGGGTTAGAAGCATCATACTTAACCCTAGCAAGTTCGCTTTCGACTGCAAAATCTGCGTAGAGTATGTGTTGCTCTGCATGAAACCTGTCAGTGCTTGTATTTAAGATCTTTCCGATGTAATGCTTGCTAGACGGATCTAACGATGCCGTGTAAATTCTAATGCCAGGGAAACCCTCATCATTACTAAAGCCAGTACCGGAGGCAGAAATTATAAGTTTGAATGTTCCTTCCCCAGAAGTTCCGTCATATGACGATATCTGAGCTAGATCTGTCGTCGTCTGCACTCCGGAGTAGTAGCTATTGTGATGAAGCACCTCCATTCTTGCGCCTGAGGCCATCATCACCATTCCGCGGACCAGCCTAAGATCAGTAGACGTATCAAATGAGTCGTTGTCAGAAAAGATCGGGTATCCCACAGACTCATACTCTGTTATCACATTATGTACTGCTGATATGAACTGCACACCACCTCGGAGTCTTCCGCCACCTGCTAAAGCTGCTGGGGTGTCGCTCTCTTCACCCTTACCAAGCACTCGGAATCCCGCATTCTTAACTGTTCCTTTTGCAACTGTAGCAGCAATATCTGTTGAGTCTGCATTAGCGCCGGCGCCGAGAACTCTTATGTAAGTTAATGCAGTTCTATGTTCAAGCCACTCATTGACTGCATACGGGCCAAATAATTCAGTGTCTAGCGTTCCGAATCTTCTTTCAAAGTCGACAAAAGAGCCTACTGTGACAGGCACAAATGCAGGACCTTTTTGGGCCATTCCAATGACTCCTGCAGGGACGCCTTCTATTTCTCGTGTTCTCTGGGTTAAGTCAATTTCTCTCTCAAAAAAACCCGGAGATCTGAAAGTCTGTTCTGCCATCAATCTCTCCTCAATTACCTATATAACTATCGCTTTAATATTCAAACATCTTATCATTAATTATTCTTGTTGATCCTCAAGTGCACCAATTATTTTGGAAGACGCAACAGTTTCTCCTGTTCTCACATTTCTAGACTTGATCCTAGAAAATTCTGTCTTTGTACTGCTGCTAAACGGATTTCGTACAAAATTCTCAATAACAGCACTTGATTCTCCTCTTCTAAGCGAATTTTCATCAACTGCAGTTAAGTCTGTGAGAACATGTCTCGCAACTTTCTCTTCATTCGTTTCGGACTGGTAACTTATTACAGCAGCATTCGCATCAGCAAAAGTAAAGCTAATAACAGGTGCTGATGTGTATGTTCTTACTAAGTTTGGAAGCCCTGGATGCCGAGGATTTATTATGTATCCAGGTATGGTAACTGAAAACGTGTGCTTGATAATCCTCTCTGAGTCTGTAAATTCATCTAAATTCGAACTGTTAGAAAAAGTTCCTTTAAAAAATGCAACTAGCTCATACCCACCGTTTGTTGTTATTGGAATTTCTTCACCCTGACCGGTGAAGTTAACTAAAAGTGTCTCAATCATCTGGTTTGCTTGTTTCATATACTGCGTCCAGAAAATTATGTCATAATTAATTGCTATGAATTCAGGATACGGAACTTCTATTATCTCAAAAATATTGACGCCTAAATCACTTTCTAAAGCAAGTTTTGCATCTTTTGAGAAGCTCATCGATTCGTTCGTTCTTCTTGTTGCAACAGTCCCAGGAACTGCGCCTCTGCCTCCTGTAAGGCCTGTATTCTCTAATAAATTATTCAGCGACGCAACATTGCTCTGATTTTTTATTCCCATCTTGTTGACAATGTTCTGAAACTTTCTGTCTCTTTCGCTAAGTCTGTATCTTACTCTATAGCTTTGCTGCTCCCTGAATGATATTGCTGTTCCTTTTCCTGATTGTGAGGGGGTGAAGTCTATGTCATTTCGCATTATCGAAATTATAGGCAAGATCAATGCGTTTGCCCTGTCTCTTATCGGATTTTTTCTTCTTGTTAATGCGAATCGCTCTCCTGACGCAAATATAACAGGAACTTTTTGCAGCTTTCCTTCATTGCTCACTTCAAAAGAAATTTTCTTGTCAAACAGTTCAAAAATAGCCCTGTCAATATCTTCTATCCCGACAGAGGGTATCGTGAAATCATCTGGTGAATTGTTTCCATCAAAATCTTTTATGATCTTTTGTCCCTTAGGCCCTGGTGCTTTTGACATCTTTAATCCTCGTCATAAAATGACGACCCAACGCCTGTCGAATCGCCTGCGGGCGAGACCTCTTTAGCGCCAGTGATTGGATCATCTAACACTCCTCTCTTGCGAAGCTCTCGTATATCTCCAGTCTCACCATTACTATTGAAAGTCTGTCCTCTTTGTTGAACAAATGTATCTTGAACTGCATCTGAATCTGTATATTTCTCTGATGTTGGTCCAAAAACCTTTGATAAAAACTGTCCCTTTCTTGATTGTTTACCTGTAATTGTTACGTAACGCTTATGCTCAATTTGTCCGAATATTGTATCAGACTTTGGTGCTTTAATAACTTCAAAAAATACTGTACCATAAGAGAAAAAGTCACCCTCAAGTAGTTCAATTCCCTTATCCAAGAGATCACGAGACTGAATGTAAGCTTCGATTGTGTAATACGTCTCAGATCCAAAACGAGTTGTTCTTACTTGATCAGATTCATACTTCACTAAGCAGTCTATCTCTATTGGATTTTCAAAAACTTTGTCAGGTGATTCTTCGTAAACATCATGAATGTTTGATTTGATTTCAGAAATAGGAAAGTAGAATATTTTTTGCCCTATTACATCCTTGATTATCTCTTTACCCAAGTCATTTATAAAATTAATTTCTCGCGGTGTTATAAAAAGTCTACCCATTCGTTACCCCATAAATATTGCTTTGCCATTTGGCATTGGAACGAAACGCAACTGCTTGTTCATCTGCTCAGCTCTAGCCGACTGTATCTCGATTAGCTTATCATATGTCAACGTGTCTAACATCTCTCTTAACTGTGTTATCAACTTCTCCTTATCTTCGCGACCAGATGATACTAAGTCGCTTCCATTTAACTGAACTTCTGCGCCGGGCACAGGAATGCTTCCAAATTTTGATCTAACTATTCCCAATTGTTCTCTACTAAGTGCTAACGAAAATTGTCTTATCCACTGTTTTCCTATAGAGTTTATTTTTGCGTATTTAAGATTCCCAAACGGGAGATTCGACATGTTAGACACACCATCAATTGTTTTGTCCTCATACGATGGTGATGTTGGATCAGGATACTGTCTTATTTTCACCCACAATTTTTTTGTATCTGATTCTACTGTTGGTGTAGGATATATTCTAAGATTTGTACCGTTTATTTCATAAGAGTAGTTTGATCTTCTAACTCTATTAGATAGGTCTAGCTGGCCGGCTCTAAGAATATCTTCAAACACAGGGAGCACATAAAATATTGTCTCAGGTGTAAAAGATTCAAATGAGAACTCATTATTCAAGTAATTAATAGCTGACGTCGTATCAAAGAATCTATATGCTGCTTGTGGATTATAGTGAAAAACCTCTACGATTCTTAACTTACCTTTTGAGTTATCAAACAATCCACCATTAGCACCAGACAGCTCTGTATATAGATTATAGTCTTGTCGACCCTGTTGGAGACTTATTGACCCAGACAGTGTGTTATAAGAGCCCCCTATGCCCGCTTCCATCGCGTATGGTTCAGCAAATCTTGACAAGTACTCTAGATTATCTCTTACGAACCTTTCTTCAGCGCCAGTCTCCATATCTGGATTGTCAGCGCTGCCCGTTGGGAAGCCTAAGTAGTTAACAAGCTGTGATTTTGCCTGGTATTGATTTAAAATTGAACTATACTCAAGAACAGCTTCTTCAAAATTTGAGAATATCTGTTTTTTTGTTAATTCAACAGAAAGTATGTCATCACCTAGCTTCCGCTTAACAAAAGTGACCATGCTATCAGCATCAGTTAAAAATGATGTCTCTGAATCAAATAACCCAAAGGGTGTTGGATTCGTGGTATTCGCGAATGTCGCCACTTTGTGCTCCTTTTCTACATCTATATATAGGCATACACAACTCGACTAACTAAACGCAATTTCAACATAATGATGTATCATCTACATCAAGATTTTTCTAAACTATTTTCAAAAAATACTTCTCTAATCAACTCTCTCAACTCATTTAATGACATACTAAAAACTTTTTCTTCTTTTTGTATTCCTCTGGCTCGTCTTGCACCTTCAGCTTTTTCCCTAGATGAATGGCAGGATGCTTTTACCCACTTTCCATTTTTCTTTTTTTGTAAGACATACGTGCCGGTATTACCCTTTGAGTCTACACAATCTTGTTTTCTAATACGATACGGCATGCGTGATCACCCTGATGTATCAATTTCAAAGTACGCGTATAGCTTACCTGTCTCTGGATCTCTGCTTATATCAAATCTCCACATGGGCGCGCCTCTGTATTTATTAGATAAATATTCTACTGCATCCTCGTCTGTCATACCCTCAGGTGCAAATGATGTTCCTATACTAGTGTGACCGTAAGTTGGACGTCCTTGGCCTCGGCCGTGTGCCGGAAGCGTCTTGATTCTTCTGCCAGCTATCATCTCAGTCGACTCATCATCGATTCGCTGTCGCTCTACTCTTGCACGCTCAGCTTCTTCACGGCGTGTTGTTTCTTTTGTGATAAGGTCTGCTCCTGTGGGTAATGAAAGTAGCTCACCTGACTTGGCATCATTTACTGCGTATCTTAAATGAAATGTAATAAATCGTTTATCAAGATCTGTTCTCATAACAATTTGACCGACGACTTCTCTAAACTTACTTGGGCCTATCGGTGTGCCAGGTGCTCTAGGTTGCTGTTGAGATTCAGCCTCTACCAGAGACGGAGCTAGCTCTATCATCATGTCATGCGCTAGCGCGATATCATGAACTATTGACATGTCGCTTGTCCTGCTCATCTGCTTGCTCATGTGATCAGCTAGATTTTTTCTCATGACTGTGCCTTTTCCGAATTGATTCTCAAGATTTGAAATAGCAGCAGCAACTGCATCTTCGCGTGTGCCTTCACTTACCCTAGATGACTTCTTCATGTGTACCCTCACTTGCTTCTAGTTTAACACTTATATTATACACCTATAACTATGTTATTGCACGTGAAAGTGCACACAAATCAACGTCGTGTACGTAAGAAATAAAAAAAGACACCCTTGCGGGTGTCTTTAAAACCTAGCACTTAATTATGTATTAAGCGACTGTCAAAGCACCGGTACTACCAACACCTTCAGTAACATTCTGAATTCTGACCAGCCATTGGTTTTCTACAATGCAATAAAAATGAATCAAGCTACCTGCTTGTAAAAAATTTGTTGCTGTAGCAGCCGGCGTATAAATTAGTTTAACAGAAGTTGGTACAGTGGATGTACCTGCAGTCAAAACAGAGGCGGCTGCTGCAGAACCAACGTTAGAGCTGATTACCTGCTTTGCCAAAACTTCTGATCCGCTAGCATCAGCTGCACCTTGACAAAAGATATCAAGTGCATTGGCCTCATCCGGGTCACCGGTAAGGTGTACTACCAAGTGTGTATCAACAGTTCCTCTTGGCAGATAGATAGATCCTGCGGCGCCGGAATCCCATGCTAGGGTGTTGACAGCATTTGGTGCTACTCGAGCAGCTGCGATTGTGGTAGCGGTCGCGCTGGCTTTTGCACTATCAGCTTCAGCATCTGTAACTGCTGCTACGGTGTCTGTCAGGTTGTTTAGGTTTCCTGATAGGAAATCCAGATAGTTCATTGTGATTCCGCCACCACTTTCCTGAACTAAACCTTTTCCTACTGTGTATGTTACTTTTGGCATAATCTCTCCTTTTGCTCCCAATGATTCCGATTCCCTGTGGGTGTCAGGTGATTATAATAAACCGGGCCTGCTTTTATATATCCAGCTAATACTACTTTTAATACTACTTTTTCAATAATTTTGCTAAAGTAGGATTACCCTCTCCGCCTTGCGATTCCCACAAAGCGTCTACCCTAGGGTCTGCGCCGCCGGCGCCTCTGGCAGGCCTCTTCGCTAATTGCGCTCTAAGCTCTGCAACTTCCTTACGAAGCGCAGCGATCTCTTTCTCTAAGTCTGCATGACTGTGGTCTGTTGTTGTTCTTGCTGCTCTGGGCATTATTTTTCTCCTTTAAAATGAAAAATGATATACTCGTAGGATAATTATAACGCAACTACTCAAACTTTAAAAGGTTTTGCTATGATTATCAAGAATAGTATTGTACCTAAATTATCGTCTGTGTTTATAGATGTGTATGCAATTACTTTGTGGCCGTTTATCTTCGTAAGAGATGAAGGGAATCCCATTACGCTTAATCACGAGAATATACACTTAAAACAGCAAAAAGAACTTCTTCTAGTTGGGTTCTATGTTCTTTACGCAATATTTTGGCTGATAGGAATGGTAAAATATAAAAACTCGCACAAAGCGTATACTGAGATACCTTTTGAGCGAGAAGCATATACCAATCAAGGTGACTGGGTTTATATTTTAAATAGAAAGCGTTATAGCTGGATTAAATACATGTCATCCAGTTGATCCGAAACCGCCTGTGCCTCTTGATGAGACACATAGCTCATCTTCATAAAGATGCTCCTCGCTAGTTAGATGAGGTCGGAAGTGAATAACTGGGATCATCACAATCTGCGCGATCTTGTCTCCCGATTTAACAACTCTTGGTAGGCTACCCACGTTGTGTAAATTAATCATCACCTCCCCTAAATAGCCAGAATCAATTACGCAGGCGCCTACCAAGAGCTGAAACTTATATGCCCAAGATGATCTATTCTTCACCTCAAGCATGTATCCATGAGGTATCCCAAATTTTAATCCCGTGCCAAGCAGAATACTTGTGGTTGGCTCGATCACAGTTTCCTGTGGTTCATCAATGCCAGGACTAAAAAATACATCTATCCCAGCATCAGAAGGATTTGCACGATCAGGCGCGTGAGCGCCGTCGTGTATTTTTGAATACTCTAGTATCACAGCAATGCCATAATTCAAGTATACACAGCGCCTACGAGTTGTACACGCGGAGTTTTACTTGATTAGCCTTCGTTTCGAAATAGTATGAATTTCCAAACGGGTTCTTTATTAAGACATTTTTCATTTATTGCAACATAGTCACAAGCATCAACCGGGGTGGTTAATATAATAGCTGGATTATTAAAAATAGTTGTGCCTGTCGTTTGCACGTAAACTTTGCTACTCATACCGATATATGTCAAAAAAGCAATTGATAGATTCAAGCTCTCATCACGAGGGACAGCAACAACAATATTACTGACTTCACGTTCTTGAGTTGGCTCATAAACTGGTTGGACTTTTTGACCTGGATCTGCAAAAGCTGGATAACTGATCTGAACTGACAATAACAGTAACAATAACAACATATACATTAGTGAATCTCCTATACACCGTATATTAAATATGATGCATCTACATATACTTACAAAACAATTACTTCTAATTTTCTGTCACAAAAGAGTAAAGTTTTCTTGTCTCTTCTATTAGCGAGTCAATTGTTATATCTTCAATTTGCTTATGAGTTTCCCATCGCATTGCTGCTTTATGCTGTAGTATTTCTTTTGCTAAGTTAAGTAATTGCATTCGAACTCCCATGTCCGTTTCTGCACATGTGTCGAATGTTTCAACAATCTCATCCTCAGCTTTTTCGCGCGTTGCGTCCGGATCTATTAACATCATCACTTCCTTTACACTCATTATACACATAGAGCTAACAATGTATAAAAACAAAAAAGGCACCCCGCAAGGGGTGCCTTTTATTCGAACGTATCTTATCTTAGATTAGATGATGTCCATATCCATGACTGTAACTGTACCGTAGAAGTCAGCTCGAACCATCTTCTTGCCGTAGCGAGTCATCACGCCCTTACGGGGTGTGAAGTCCTCTGGCGCAAAGATCGTCGGGGTGACGATAAGCGGGACATAAGGAGCGTATACGTAACCTGTCTCAAGGTAGCTACCGCCCTTGTACCCAACAAGTACCTTGTTGCGTGGGAAGTAGGGGTCCTTATAGACCGTGAAACGGTTGCTCAAGCTACCAATTGCAGCAGCACCGAGTGAGAATGGAGCAGAGACCTGTCCATCACCATCAAGCTTGATAGTGGGCTTGTAGAGCACAGAGGCCTCGAAGATCGTTGCAACTTCAGGTGAAACCACGATGAAGTTAGCAGAACCTCTGAGAGTCTTTCTGTGGATCTCGTTAGCCACGTCGATGATTGTCTCGACGAGTGTCTCGTACCACTCACGAACTGTACCAGTGAACTGAGGCCCTGTGGCTAGCGTGCTAGCAAGAGTAGCAGCAGCGCCGCTGTTCTTATTAACGAACTTACCAGGACTACGTGACCAGTAATAGTTTGCACCTGCAGCCTCTACCAGGAGATCGTTAAGGATCTCACGATCGATCTCTAGAGCGATCTGCTCAGAGAGGATCTGTGTGAGCTCAACCTCAGCGTCGAGGCTGTGGTAAGCGTTCAGATCCTGAGCGAGTTCTGGTGACCAGCGAGCACGGAGCTTACGGGTCGTCGCTGTAACAGCGATTGACTCGATCTTGATGTCGATCTCAGGGATGACGGGTGAAGGTGTAGCTGCGAAGTCAGACTCGAAGCTAGGAATTGTGAGTGTTCCACCAGTTCCACCTGCAGCAGATACGCTATCAGAGATAACGAATGATGCTGTAAGATACTGGAAGTTGGTTGACGTAGCAGCAATTGAGCCTGCGTACGTTCCTGAAACGACACAAAGAACGCCTGCATCAGCGTCTGTAAGCGGCTTAAGCGCGTTTACAGTAAACTTCGAAGTTGTCGAGTTCCACGTACCTAGCTGGTTAAGACGTCGCACGTTCTTGATGCCTGAGCCACCTTGGACTGAGTCACCTAAGCTCGCGAGAGCTGACTGACCGCTACCTGCATCGTAAAGTGCTAATGACTTAACTGCAGTCTGATCCATCCTGACACTATTTGAAGATGACAGCACGTTCGCGGCCACGATCAAGAATGTGTGAGGGTTATCCTCTTCTATCAGCTGTACGATCTGCGGGTCGAACTGAAGTAGCTTACCATCAGAGCCACTAGTTGTAGCACGGACAGCATTTGCTGCGACCTGTGCAGATCCGCCACCGAATGATCCGGAGAACATTATGCAGTCACCTGCACCAAGCACTGCAGTTGCATGCTGTTGTGTGTATGACGTACCGACTAAGTCGTAATGACCACCTACAGCAAGTGAACCTGAACGGACACCGGAGCCTGGGGGGTTATTATATAGCGACTGGCCTTGTTCATACGTGACGTTAGTACCTGTCAGGTTTGTGCCTGACTGTGAGCTGTCACCGCCGACATCAGAGCCGTAGGTGTAGTCAAGGTAGAAGAGCAGACCAGACGGTAAGCTCATGGGCTGAATTGAAACGAGCTCGTTTGCAACGAGTCCGCCGAAAACACGACGCACGATCGGGAAAGCGATGTTTGAAAATCCATCGACACGACCTGAGTCAGCGTTTGAAGAACCAAGCACGTTGGCCTCACGTAGTACCTGTGCGGCTTGGTTTTCAAGCAGACGAGACATAGCCTCGCGCTTGTAATCTCCGAGTCCTCTCAGTAGACCGGTTCGGGTCCATTTCTCGACTAGACGACGCCCTTCGGCGCCCACATTGCGATCACGGATCCCTTCCGTTAACTGATTGAGGGAAAATGTTCTAGACATAATATTTTTCTCCTTTTAAGTTAATTATTGTGAACAGTTTTTACTTTACTTAAGTCCTGCTAGTGTCTGCCATCTGTCGAGTTCACCATTGACTCGACCAGTGCCAGACGAGGACGTAGTTGCTCTAGACGAACTTCCGTATCGTCTAGACTCAGTTAAGTTACCTTTGGATCCTCTACCGAATGTCTCGGTCAAAGAACCATATAATGACTTAGCCTCTCTAAGAGTTCTTGCCTCATCGAGCGCCTTAATGACTGACTTCTTCTCAGACTCAGAAAGAGTCTTGTTCTGAAGAAGCTTATTCACATAAAGCAGCTTAGCATTAAATAGGTTGAGATCTTCCAACTGTTCACGAAGCGTATTGATCGCGCCTCTGTATTTATTCAGTTTCTCTTTCTGAGATCGATTCATGCGTCTCAGCTGGCGTATAGCCTCGTTTAATTTATTAATCTGTGGTGGGTTTTCAAATGGATCTGAGCCGTAGCTTCCGCCTCCGAAGGCGTTTTTGTAACCTACATTCTTCTTTCCTGATCCACCAAACGCGTTCTTCGTGCCGGCCTTTGATGTGCCCTTGCCTCCGAAGTGATGGTCAACATTACCTTCACGCAGCATGCGTCGCGCGCGCGCGAGCTCCTCTTTGAGCATCGTCGCGTCGACTGTATAAGATTCCTCAGCCGGTGGGGGCTCTTCACCCGCATCATCTCCAAGGTCACCGAAGTCAGGCATCTCGAATTCGCCTTCATCACCTTCATCACCTTCATCTTCATCGTCCATGTCGAGGTCTTCATCGCCTTCTTCGTCTTCGTCAGGAAGCACCATACCGAGGAGATCTTCTGGCAGTGCATCTTCTTCAATATCTGGGCCTAAGTCAAGAACTAAACGCAACTCTTGAAGCATCTCAGACAGGTCGCTATCTTCTGTAGCCCAGTCCATCTCGTCTACCCCTTCTTCTGGGTAGAGCTCTTGACCTTCTGTTGCCGTGTTCTCGGTTCCTAAGTCTTCTTCAAGTGCTTCACGAAGCGCTTTTAGATCAACTTCGTAAAAATTTCTATCTGCCATAACTGAATTCTCCTCATTTTTGACGACTTTATTACTTATCTCGCTATTTGCTAAATTATCCACAGTATTGTTAATTTTATTTGCAATTTCTAATAATTTATCTCTTTGTCTGCTCGAAAGAGAAGCAACTGCCTCTTTTACAGAACTATTTATCACTGAAGCTGAATGTGACTCACTAAGCGAGTTTAATATTTCGTCACCTCCAAGCATAGCAACCAAAGAGCTCAATGCATGCTCATCTAAAAAAACATCTTCAGATAGCTCTTCTCTTTCATCAGCGATGAACATGTCTTCGTTAGTATCACTCGATTCTAACAGCTGCTCTTCTATAAAATGTCTTATTTTCGGTGTGACAGCTTCAAGAATTGCTTTCTTTGCATTGTCTTCTGCAACTTCTCTAAGCTTTTTTGCATCAGCTATTGCTTCCTCAAAAATTTTACTCGACATGTTATCACCTATCTCGCTTAATAAATATCACTCATAATGTGTATTATCTCTTCTTTAATAATCTTCTAATGAATGAATATAGTTTCTTATTTTATTCTGTCTTTTCACAGCATTATCGTAAGGGTCAATATCTGACAAAGACCAGATATTTTCTTCATCTTCGTAATGCTTGGGCAAGGGTGCGCGTGATGTACCAAACTGCGTGCCGTCTTGGCGCCCAGGCTTATTCCTTATATACATAGCACTCCCTTGAGTGCCCATGGCAGGACCTTTTGTGTTCGTCCTTGTTCTGTATGTTAGTCTTGGTGAAAGACCTTTAGATACGGGTGTCGTGTGATCACCTGCAAACTCCATAGTTAAATATCCACCTACGTTTGTTACAGCGTTACCCACATCTCTTCTTCCTCCAATGTCTGCCCTGTGAACAGCATGCGAGTCGGTTTTTCTTCTTATCTTATTAATGTACGCGTCGGTCTCATCAAAATCTTGAGGATCGAAATCTTCATCTTCTTCATCATAATCAAGATAATAAGATTCATCACCTATATTCTTATCATAAATAGGAAATGTCTGGCCCCTAGTCTTTCCAGTTACAGGGTGACCACCGCCTCTAACATTTCCTAATCCTCCAGGAGTACCTGGCTCATATGGGGTAAGGCCAAAAGCAGACATTGTCTAAGACTGACCGTTTGATCCTAGATACGATTTTCCTGAGATGTAATTACCTAGTGACTGTTCAGCTATTCTTTCTGAAGTTTCATCTGGTGATGTTGTTCCTGGTAATCCGCTTCCAAACTCCAAATTATTTTCAGGAGTAGGTAGTATTCCATTGAATTCAGGCTGATCTGTTGCACTCACACTTCCGGGCCCGGGACTAGTCAAGTTCGGTATGTATGGTGTAGCAGGAAGGCCGCCTCCGCCTGTTGCAACATCTTCTAGACTGGGAACAGGATCTTGTGTTGTTCCCTTGAAGTCACGATCATACGAGTTCACACCGAGTCCGCCCAGGACGACGCCATCAAGTGCTGTTTCTTGAAAAAGTTTCTTTCTTTCAGCATCAGTAACATCACCTGAGTAAATCGGCGACGCCGGGTATGATGATCTTAAATTACTTTCTTTTCTTGCACCCATAGCGCGGTCTGTGGCTAAAGCAGCTTCAACTATAGTTTGCGGTTGTTCTGCCATTATAGTCTCCTAATCAATTCTTTCTTGATTAACTTCCGGGCTTCATAGATTCTCTTTAGGCGCTTAGCTGCCTTTGTCTCGCGGCGCTTTAATTCGGCTAGCGCTCTTATCTGTGCTACGACACTTGATGACGAATTGTGCTTCTTCTTTCTTGTCCTGGGCTTTGACTTAGTCACAGGCCTGGGCTTTGAAATTCTGAGCCTTCTTTTTTCTTCTTCAATGATTCTCTTTAAACGTCGAGGTGTCAACTTTCTTACTTTGGCCATGATTATTCCTCCTCAAATAATGCGATCAAGATTAATTATAACTTCACAAGATATATTTCAACTTAAATATCAACTAAACGCTAAAGTCGCCCAATTTTTTGCAGATTCGCCAAAAATATCTTCAGGCTCATTTTGTCTCACAATCGCGGCTGCCTCATCAGCAGGTTTTGACAATACAGCAGATCTAGCACCAGAGCCCTCAGCTGAAACTTGCTCTTGCAGGGTTGTATTTGCTGTGTCTGCCAACAGTTCCTGCATCAGCGGGTCTTTTGTTATTGACTTAGTCACATTAGAAACTGCTTGGCTGTGCCTTGTTGTTTGTTCACTGGCGCCATTTTCATCACCAAACCTAATACTATCAAGATAGCTGGGCTTTCGCACAGGATCAGCGCGGGTTCTTCGTGTATCATTTGACACACCGAGACCCTCAATTGAGCGACTTTTTTCGCTTCTAGCCTGAATTGCCTCAGATAGCGCTCTCTTTTTTCTTGACGACTTTCCGCGGTCAGGTGCAACTATTCCTTCAGCTAATATCTCAACCAAACATTCTTTAACAATAGTCTTAAGTGCCTGTTTATCTAGCTTCATCACTTATCCCAGCTTAATATTTCATTAAAAATTCTATCAATTTTGTCTGATCTGTTAAAAAATTTGTCTAACTCTTTTCTCTGGATTGTCTTTCCCTCGCGAAGCATGTACGCGCCAGGAGTGCTGGGCTCACTTACCATATCAAAACAAATTAACTGAAAATCATCTTGAACAACTTGAGAATCTCCTTTTGATGTTGTTGAACCCACACCTCTTGAGCTGATCCCTAGTGTTATTTCACTTTCAATCAAGCTCTGTATTATCTTTCCGCTTGGTGTATCTAATATTTCAATAGTCCCGTAAACATCATCACCTTCCATGCGTGCTTCTCTAACAATATGAGAAACATTTTTTAGCTCAACAACAGATGAGTCTGGATGATCACACTCGCCTAGCGCGCGATTTTCCTTAATCAGCTTCTGATAATTCATTATCTCTCTTTCTAGAATTGACTTAGGATAGATTCTTCCGTTTTGATTTAACGTATTTGCTCTTTGAATAATGCCGCTTAACATTACTTTACCATATTTTTCTTTTGACTCTTTTAGCATCTTTTTTGAGCAAGATATTGGTGTCCACTCTCTTAAAACTGTAAGGCTACTCATTTTAGTCTCCTGATTGATTTAACTCTGTTATTAATTTTGTCACTGTCAAAAACTTGATTATTGAATCATCATCAATATTATCAATTTTAAGCTCTTCTATTCTTTCCCTTACAGTGCTTACCTTCTGAATCAAAATTTTATTATTCTCTATGACTTCAAAGTTTTCTAAAAGATTCTGTGCCTCTTTCTTTTTTATCGTAAGATACTGTTTAAATGCTTTTTTGTCACCCTCAGAATAAATTGCATAGTTTCTAATTATTTCTTTCTGGCTCTCACTCAAGTCTGACCCATACTTTTTGTTTATTTTTTCTGTCATAATCTTTAAAATTAACGAACTAGAGTCTGAGGCGTTTAATCTTTTCATCTCATTTTCTAAGTTGATAGTTTTTTTATCCTGTAAGAGCAAAGTGCCTATTTTTTGTTCAAATTCGATCAATTTTTGCACATTTGACCCACGCTTCTTTCTCCACTCATTAAGCATTATTTGAATTGTTGCAAGGTCTCTATAATTAGAAATAGACCTATAATAAAAAGCTGAATCATTAATCTTATAGTTAATATCCCTAATTAGATCAGACTTTTCTTTATTGAGCTTCTTGATATCACACTCTCTCGCTGCATACTTTGCTTCTGACAAAATAGATGCAACGATATGCGTGTCACTAGCAGTTGTCTGTGCTAGCGCATTGAATAACCTGAACTCCTTATACAACTCTGTGCCATTAGCAAATCTTTTTTCTAAGATTTTTGTAACCTTCTTTAGCTCAGTTAAATTTCCATCAATTAAACAATTGCCCAGATGTTTTAAAAGTAGCTCATAGATGATACCCACATTTCTTTTTTTATTATGTTTCGTCTGTGTCTTCATTTAAATTTACTTCCTCTGATGAATTATTCTCAGATATGACAATTTGTCGTTTTTCTTCCTTACCAAACTGTGTATTCAGCTTACTCAAAGTTGATTTAATCTGGCTGGTCATGTGTGCGTTTTGAACTATCTTACTATCTAAGTATTCTCCTATATCAAAATCTTCTTCATTTAGATTAGGCTTTACTAAACTCCTTAAATCGCCACCAAGCCTTGACATACCATCAACACTATTTTGTTTTCTAGTTCGCTGATAAGTACTTGACATGTTATCTGCAAACTCTGCCTTTCGAGTATTTTTTGCCTTCGATCTTTTAATCTTATAGTCTATTTCATACTCTTTTTGAAACTCTTCAAATTCTGTCATTTCAGAATCTGAACCTTCTTTATCCGGAGTATTATCTTCATCTAACACAGACACGATGTCATCAATTTTTTGTTGTATTCTAATTGGAACGACATCGTCATTTACTGAATTTGTCTCAGCTAGTGCTGGTGCTCCAAAATCTAGTACTCCTGCCTCAGGAGCTCCTGCAGGTGGGCCTATATCAATAGCGGGACCTAGCGCTGGTTCACCGGCCATGGCAGACTCTGGGCCTTCCGGAGCAGTTATCTGCGTGGCTTCAATTTCAAGCGACATAACCTTATCCTTCTTTAGGCCATCCTTAATTGCAGCAACTTCTGCATCTGACAATCGAAGAATATTTTTTTGTACCCAAAGTTTATCAACCATTCCCTCTACTGCTACTGCTGATGTCGCTGCTTCAAATCTAGACTTAATCAGCTCAAGCTTTTGTTGTTGCGCGATTGTTGATGGATTTGATAGCTTTAGCTTAAAATCTAACAAATCCTCATCTGTGAAGCCATTGCAGTACAGATGCACAATTGCAATCTTGTTCATTTCAGACAGTATTGTTCGTTGAATTCTTGCTATAGTCCTGCTAAATCGTATATCTTCCTGAGACAAGGTGGCTTTCGCACCTAGACCTTCGTCATATCCGAGATATGCCTTAGGTATTTTTAACGCAGCAAATAACTTTTTCTGTATGTACTCGACATCATTTGTCTCACCTGCAATTGTGCCGCCTGCCAATGAGACAATATCTGTTCCTGACTCTGAACCTCTTACTGGAATAAAGTAATCCTCATCAACAGACAACGGATTATAGCGTAGATCAACTCTGCCGGATGTGTGGTCTGTTATTGAAGCTCTCTTAAGCGAGGACGTTGCTTTTTCCATGTATGATGCCACATCGTCTGGTGGGACGTTGCCTACATCAATCTTAAACACTCGTCTTTCTGGCGCTCGAACTATCCTGTAGACTAACATTGCATCTTCAATGAGAATGAGCTGTCGCCAAATTCGCCTTGCGGGCTCTAATACCGACGAACCGTATGGAAGAAACGCATCATTTCCCAGCAGTCTCATGTGAGAAATTTGCCAGTTTTCCAAGACCTGATTTCCTTGTGTGACCCACCTGAATCGTACTGCCATTGGGTCCTTCGGATCAAATCCTTCCTCTCGCTCAATCTCAGAAATTGGAAGCGGATATGCATTAATTACACCGTACTTTGGATTAACATCATTGAATAAAAAGAAATCACCATACTTAACAAGATTTCTAATCCACGGCGTCATATTGAATTCAATATTTAAGGTGTCATAAAATAGTTCTTCTAGTATCTGTTTAATTTTTACATTATCTGTGAAGATGTGCAAAACTTTTCCGGATTCGTCTGAAGAGCATGATTCTTCTGCGTATATGTCTAGAGCGCTGCCAATTTCTGGTGTGTACTCCATCTCGCTGAAATCACTGTATCTAGCCATCCTGTCATATGTCCCATAGGCAGACATAGCAGTGCTGTAAACTTGACTTTGATTCTTGCGAAACATGTCGAACGCTGATGAAGTGTACTTTGCATCAGGTGACATGACATTTCTTTTAACAACTGGACCACTTCTAAAGAGTCGTGTGAGTCTGTTAAATAAATTTCTACTGTTTTTTATATCAGCCATAAATTATCCTACTTTAAAAGCCATAACATATCTTCTGGTATATTACCACGTTCTAAAGTTTTATTAACATCTTGCTTAACTATATTTCCCTTGTCGCTATTTTCCTTCTCAGCACTTGAAGCATATACACCCACAGGCTGTAACACTGCGGCAGGAGTATCATTATACTGTCTTTTTTGTACCTGAAACCCTCCCAATATAGCGTCGTTCAAAGCTTTAGAGTTTTTACTATAGTCTGATGAAGCATCAAATAGCCAAGCGCCTATTGCAAGGCTCATAACAAGATCATCGTTAAACCCTCGTTTTGCTTGTGCCCTGCCTGTCTTCCATGTGAACACCTTTAACTCTTCATAAAATCTTGAAGAACGAATAATCAGCTGTTTGTTTCTAATAACTTCTTCTAATTTTGATAGAATTGTTGATCTTGTCTTACCATTTGTATTGAATCCGGCTGTGTCTGCAGAAGCTGGAGCAACATAGTCGCCTATCAAAGGAACTCTTCTCTTTCTATAGTAGAGCCTCGGATACTTTAACTCTTGTAGCTTAAGTATTGTAGCATATCCATAGCTATTATTCTCAGGACAGGCAATTGCATTATTATACATTAAGCCGAACTCATTAATTAACTCTGCAAATGTATCAGGTCTTATTTTTCCCTTATACTCAGCAACTACTTCTGATGTTTCATTATCAATTATGTGAAACGTAGAGTAATCCTTAGAATCACCTCTTGAGACATCAGCAGATAGAACGTAGTCATGCTCTGATAGCGGATATTTCCAAATCCATACATTCTTATCATTTCCCTTCCTATCGATGGGCTTCTCAACTAATGTAGAAAGCCACTCTAGTGAAGATGCATCTAAAAAAGTCTCTCCGCTTGTTGCAAAGTCGCAGAGGTACTCCTGCGCTATCTGTCGTTTTGACAGATTCTTTGTGACTTCGTCAAACCACTCCTGACCACGTTCGGGATGTTCATCCCACATTATCTTTATTGGATTAAATTCATTTAAACCAGCTTCTGCATCTGTGTACAACTTATGGTACTGGCCTCCAACACCGTTGGGTGTTGATAGAATAATGACGCGGCCGCCAGTTGAAATTGTTGGATAGATTCCTGTCCAGATCGTATCAAAGTTTCTAACGAATGCTGCTTCGTCAACTATCAACAGTGAAAGTGCTTCAGATCTTCCTGCATCTTCTGATGTCGGAATTGCTTTTATCTGTGAGCCATGGCTGAACTGGACCATCTGCTTGTTGTTAGCAACGATCTCAGGAAGAAGAAGCCATTTTGGCAAAGATCTCAACATTGTCTTTACCTTTATGATAAAGTTTTGAGCAACTGCTAGTTTAGTAGCAATAATGAGAATATTCTTCTCTCTCTGAAAGATCGCCATCCAAACTGCGTATGCAGCAACAAGTGTTGATATTCCCAATTGTCTAGACTTTAAAACAACATTAAATCTATGTTCCAAAAAGTCTTCTATGCACTTGTCCTGGAATTCGTAAGTATCAAACGATATAAGACCGCTTACTGGGTGTTGTATTTTCAGATAATTTTTAAAAAAATATTCTGGATTTTTACCGCACTTTACAATTTCTTTGACCTGTAGCTGCTTGTTGTATTTTGCCATCACTTAGCTTCAAAATTATACACGCATCTGACTAGTGCCGTTCCCTTTGGTGAATACACAGACATATTGATTAATTCAACGGACTGGTCATGACCCAATTCTTTTGTTTTGAGTGCCCTTCCTGCATTAGACTTAAACTGCTTCTTTATCTCTTTAAGATGTTCATTACACGCCTTTGCGAGTTGCTCTTTTGCTTTGGAAGATTCCTTTTGCATTTCTGACCTGTTCAATAGATTAACAATAATCATGCAAGTAATTCTAAGTCTTTCCTCTCCCACTATTTTCGAAACAATCTTGAAAGAGCCGTTTGACTCTTCGCTCCGTGCTGTTCCGTACACATCCTCAACAATTGAACCTAAAATATTATATTCTTCAAAATTCACAGTAATCTCCTCGTTTTTTGATAGAGTTTATTTTTTGTCTCTATATAACTATCTACCTTATTTTGTTTTGGACGCCAACCTTTTGCCCATTCTTGCTTTCTCGACTCAATAAATGTTAAATAACAATCATTGCAACACTTATACGATTTGTTTGACGAGATATCTTCTCTGCTTATAATAGGATACTTGCAAATTTGACAATAAAAACTATTATTGTCAGTATCTGCCCCCTCGTATGTTCTAACGTTATAAACTCTTGACATGTGAATCAGAACCTTTCTTTGTGATGTCTATCGTGTTGTCAACAATATCTTTAACTGTATCTATGTGAGAAATGACTATAATGTTCTTAAACCACTTCTTAAGAGAATGTAATAATTTTCCACACGATTCAAGATTTGTTTCATCAAGTGATCCAAACCCTTCGTCGATCATCAGCATATTTGTCTTTGGAAGTGATGAAATATTAATTAATGCCACTCTAATAGCTAGTGATGATAACATCTTCTCCATGCCAGATCCCAGTTCAACAATTCGCCTTGAATCACCGTAGTCAATATATATGTCCATTGAGTTTGAATCTAGGTCAGCCTCCAAGACAACTGTGAAATCAACCACACCCTTAAGGATCTTTGAGATCTCAGCGTTAATCTTAGGTAACAAAGTACTAATAATTTGAACCGGAATTCCCCTCTTCGATGTTGCTTGAATGAATAAGTCAAATATTCTTATGCTTTTATTCACACGCTCATAATCAAATTTTTGGCTCTCTGCAACAGATAATGATGCTTTTGAATTGGCAATATTATTAATAATTTGAATTCTATTTTTATCAAAACGATTTAAATCTCGCTTTTTTTCTTGTATTCTACTGCTTAGTCCTACGCGCGCGTCATTCTCATCTTGACTCTCAAATCGAGCGCTAAGATCTTGAAGCTTCTCTTTCTTTTCTTTTATTGTCCTCGTTAAATTAGTGATATCATTCTCAAGACTATTGATCTTTACTCTTTTTTCCGAAATTGATGTAACAAGAGACACCTTCTTTTGTAGAATTACGTTATACTTTTCTATTTTCTTCTCATAGTCTTCTCTGACTAGCTTTTTAAATGCAGAATTAATGTCAGACATGTGTGTTCTTAAAACAATAACTTTTTCTTCCTGACTTTGAAGCTTCTTCTTGTTCTTATGTGATTCCTTAATAAACTTACATGTTGGAAATTGATCACCGCAGGGCACTTCTTTTAACTTATCAACAGACTTTGTTAATACTGACAATTCTTTCTTTTCTAAATTATAGTCATTTGTTACTTCATACAAAGTTTTTTCTATCTGTAACTGTGCTGCTCTCTTTTCTTTAACATCGTCTATATCAGATGTCGTAAGAGAATCAGTTATCTTTTCAATCTTATCTTCAGTGTCAAATATCTTGTCTCGTAATTCATCTAGTTCAACTTGTATGTTTTCTTTTCTTGTTATTGATGCCCTGTGTGTTTTTTCTGCGTTCTTGACCTCTTGTTCGTCAACGTAGACAGAATCGCTTGACTCATGAAGCTCCCTGGTCAATATTTCAATTGACGCTTTTGTTCGCTTAATATCTTCGCGGGAGGTGTATAGTCCAGACTCCTGTGTAGAAATGTCTGCTGTAAGTGTTTCTATTCTTTTCTTCCAGTTGTTGTCAGAAAGATGTCTAGCCTCTGCTCTTAAGTCATTTGATGTCTTCTTGGCCAGCTCATTCATTTTATCAAAAACTGTCAAATCTAAGAAATTTGTTAGAATTGTCTTTCTTTGTGAAGCCTTCTCTCTTATAAAGGTATTCATTTCACCTTGTGAAGCTAAACTAGTCATCAAGAACTCTTCTGAAGTTCCTATCATTCCTCTAACTATTTTTTCAGTTTCTCTTCGTTGCTCCTCAGTCATGTCTTCTATGATCTCGCCCAGACTATTTAGCTTGAAGAACTTTAACGTTGTAGGTGCCCAATAGCCCTTCTTGCTCTGTTTTTTAACAGTCGATCGTATGATTCTGTGCGGAACATTATTAATCAGTAAATCTATCTCTACTTTGCATGAATTGTGTCTAGTATTGATCACGTGAAGATTTTTAATGCTTCCTCTATCAGTAGTATTGAATAGCGCGTACGCTATCGTTCCAATAATTGATGACTTCCCTTTCGCATTTTTACCGAATATTCCAGTTATTCCGGGTAAATTTTCGAAATTTATATAGTTCTTAGGGCCATACGAAAAAATATTATCAAACTTGATCTTACTAATTGACCACTTTATGTTTCTTAAGTCTCTTTCATCTTGCAACACTTCTGACAAGTATTCCTCAGTCATGCTGTCTAAAGCTTCTGAGTCTTCAGTTCCTAAATTGTGACTAACATAGTAGTCACTAATTAATCGTTTATGCACATTGACGTCTCTAAGATCAAGCGAGTCTTTACCACCTTGGTTAATAAAGTCTGTCTCTAGTTTTGTATCTATCTTAAAAACAACTTCTGTTGCATTGTTCTTCTTTGATAAGATTTTCTGTAATCTTCTCGAGTCTGACTGTGATATGTAATTGTCAGATCTAATTCTAAATCTTGTTAAGTTAGGATACTGATTACATGCCAAGACAGTTGATTCTACGTTACCCTTCCAGTCAACAGTTGCAAAAACGTAATCATTGTCAACTTGATAAAATTCTACATCAAAATCATCAGTGCTACGAATATCCCAAAAGAGAAATCCCTTCTCTGAGTCTTCTCCATAATTTTGTTGAATCGTAGATCCGCAATATGCGACTGTCTTATCTTCATTTAAGAATTGTCGCTTATGAATGTCGCCAAGCAGCGCAAAATCATAGTCTTTAAACGCGGACACGTTGATTTCACCGTCGAGCTGCCAGTCTGTGTCTGTCAAAGACCCGCGGACTGCACCATGATACAGAGCAAGACTGATCTTGTCATTGCTAGGCGAAACAGTACCCCACCTCTCTTCATCAAAGCACGAAAAGACACACCACTCAAAGCCTGGAATGCCTACGTCATATGTCCCTGATTCTTTGTAGAGGTGTATATTTGAATTATTTAATGCATCAATTATTGGTGTTATTGCATCCTGTCTGTCTTTGTTTAGTATCAGACCGTCATGATTCCCAAGAATTACATGTGTTGGTGCAATCTTTGCCATCTCTGTAAACCACCAGCAAAGACAGTCTATTAACTCAGGAGAAATACCCTGCGTTTTTGAGTGGACGATATCGCCACCAACATAGATTACATCGGGCTCAAGCATTTTTGCCTTAGTAAACATCCGTTTAAAAGACAAGATATACTCTTGGTGTCTTGTTAGACCTCGCCAATGCACATCAGCGATATGTAGTATTTTCATTAATTCCTTAACACTTCATCGTCACTACTGTGTCCCTCTTTTCAGGTGCAAAATGAAGCTGTTGTCCTGGTAATACTACCCAACATCTCTTAGAAATACAATTTTTTGGTTTAGGAGCAGCACCATCAGTCATAATGATGTATCCATCGTATTCGCCACGTGTTGTTCTGAAGTGTGTCTCGACAGAATCGAAACAAGTCCCACCGCTTCTCGTTCTATAGGGATCTCGGTGCGGTTGACGCTTTCTCCAGACATGCTTACTTTTCTCATCAACACTAGTGTCAAAGTGGTAAACTGTGAACTTGACTTCCTTTGAGAAATCAGACAGAGCACCAAAGAACATAGCGATGTCGTCGTCAGAGCAGCTACCGCTCTGATCGATGTAAATTGCAAGATTTGACGTGTGCTTAATCTTGCGACCAGGATGAATGTAAGGATACTTTCTATTAATTCTCTTGAATGTACGTGACTTATTTGCTCTCTGCTTAGTTCCGCAGAAGTAATGCAAGACCTTCTTCCAGTCAACAGTGTCATCGAGCATTGATCGAATCTTTGACCTCATCTCACTTGGTGCAGAGCCCCACGAATTAGTTCTATCTGCTCTTTCAACAGCTTCACCAACGATCTTCTTTACTCGAGCATCAATCATCTCACGCTCGCCGTCAGACATGTCATCATCAAAGTGAAAGTCGAATCCTGCAGCTGAGCCTTCACCCGGTTCGCCCGGTTCAAAAACTGTCTTGCACGCTTCTTGAATCTCAGGATTTTCCATGAGTCGTTCCATGTACCACTCAGATGCACGATTCCGTGGCAATGACTCAATAAAAGCTGACATCTTTTCTGCCTGCTCTCTGACATCGTCTGGAAGCGGTGAGTCTGACTTGATCTCAAGAGGCTTTCCTGGAACCAGACCACCGTCTGGCAACTCATCTTCAGGAATTGTGCTATTAATCGCAAGATCAGTTGCAATGTTCCAAAAAAGATGAGGATCTTGCTTTCTTGACGTCAGATGTCTAAAAATAAGGTGATAACACTCATGCTTAAGCAGACCAAACGTCTTTCTTGTGTTAAGACTAGAGATAAAATCTGGATTCCAGTACAACGACATTGACCCATCAATAAATGTCACACCTGCAGTTGGAATGCTATATGTCTTTTCCTTTCTGAGATTCCTGACAATAGAAGAAAAGAAAGGTTCATTGAGCAAGAACTTAATCAAGATCTTACTGAACCTCGCTTCTGTGAGAGTCGGAGTGCATGTAGCGATATCTTCGCTAATTTGTGCTTGGGGAGTCATGTTATATCCTCTTGTTGCCTATATCATACAACATATTTATATTAATTGCACGAATTACTTCATAGCTTGAGCAGCATTCACGATCTCAACAACCCTCTGAGCGATGTGCTTGTGGACCTTCCTGATGTTAGGAATATTCTTGGTCTCCATCACTGAGTTCATAAAATTAACGAGGATCTCATCAGAGCAAGTTGCTGCGAATGCGCATGCATTTTTTGCCTGAGTTAGCGTAAGCTCTACATCCTTGCTGAATGTCACAATCTGACTAAGAAGATCGTTCTTCTTGTCGTTCGTGAGCTTGTTAATTCCAGACTTCTTAGACTTCCAGTTGTTAAGAACATCCTCAGCACAGAACTTGATCTCGTAATTTCTAACGTAATCAGTAAATGCCACAGCAGTCTCTGTGCCGATGAATCCCGTGCACATCGAGAAAAGAATGTCAGGTACCTCTCCTCCAATCAAATCAGAGGGTGCCATGTTCGCGAAACAAAGGGATTGACCCAAGCGATCCCACGAAGCCGGGTTTGGATACACCTTTCCTGGCTGCAACTCACCGTCATGTCGGAGATGTGTGGGATATTTCTTAATGAACGAAGTGATGACATCATCAACGCCCGCACCTTCCGCCCAGACGAGCCAGTCCTCAGTCGTAGGCTCTAGAGTGGCTACAAAGAAACGACGAAGCAAGGCAGGATCCATGTCTGTGACTTGGTACTCACTACCTTCATTGATCGCAGTATAGACCCGAGTCTCAGGATGCAACTTGTGCCCGTTCAACTCTCTATCAAGAACGATCTGGAACGCGCATTGCTGAACCTCAATTGTAGCTCTGTTGAGCTCATCAAAGAACAGAACGACCGGCTCATTGCAAGCCCGGACAAACCAGTCCACTGGCGCAAATCGTGTGATGCCGTCAGTGAGCTCAGGGAGCCCGATGATATCGCCCTCTGTCATCTGAGACAGTCGACGGTCGATAACAGGCATGGAAAGATTATTTCCAACAGCCTTAAAGATGTCTGACTTACCGATTCCAGTTGGTCCCTTTGCCAACACTGCGATATGGGGTGGGAGAGCCGAAATAACTTGAACGAAGGTTTTGATATTCATTTTTTATCCTTTAATGATTTGTTCTTCTATATTATAAATTGTTTTTCTTAATATTGCACGAGTTCTTAGTCATCAAGCTTTTCAAGCTTATTTGGATTCATCCAGATATTGCCAGAAGCACACATAACGAGAACTTTCCCTCTATACTTTGCTTCTGATACGTTTCTGTAACTTCCATCTGCTGACTGCTTTACGATCATCCCGTATACAATTGTTCCGTTCTTCTTAAATTGGACAGTATCACCTGCCTCTAAATTCCACGCAACAGATACTTTCTTCGTATTTCTGGCTTCTCGAAGCATCTTTCGCTTGATCTGCCTATTGATTGTTTTCTCATCTGAATGCATCGTTCCGTCGTCGTTTAACTCATACGAATAACGCTTTTTAACAGCTGCTAAGTCAACAGTATCAAGGTCTTCTTCTGCGTCGAATTCTTCAACATTCTTTTGAAGCTCTTCTTTGATCATTTTGATCTGTGATTGTGTCAGCTTTGGAATCATTGCCCTCTCCGCTTATTAAACTCATTTCTTGATAATATTATAAAACAAAAAATGAAAAGTTACACGAAAATCAATCATAAGCTATTTACTAAATCGTTCATATCTGTATTTTCCATGAACTCTCTTAACATTGGAATGTAGTTGTCATCAATAACCTGGTTAGCAATATCAAAGTTATAACCTAAGTCTGACGCTAGAATTAACCTTCCAGAACGACCGTTACCATCACAAAATGGGTGCACCCATTCATAGACAATATGCTTTAGCACAGGTTGATCTTTGATCTTACAACACTGTTTCAAACAATGAAGAATATCCTGAGGTTCTGAGTAAGCTGTACCTGACGGAGAAGCATGTGAAAAGTCTCGTAAAGAACCGGGGGCTTGTCTTTCTATGACGTCGGGATGAAACGCCCTGTGTGTCTGTATAATTTTTTGTGGACTATCAATAGTCTCAAGTAGATTTGTATACACAATTCCGTCAAGTGTTGAGCTTATGTGTTTATCATCAGTTACATAGTCTGATGGATAACCCATTAAAAATTCCCGAGCAGATTGATTGCAATCATCGAAGTCCAAAGAATATCGCTCTATCTGATTAGTTCTAAAAATATATTGTGCCAGGTCCCTTGCGTAGCTATCCAAAGCATCTACCTTCAAGTGACTTGGACGTATCTTTTCTGCAACATCTCTCAAATTTTGACTACACTCACGATAGTGATTTCTTTTTAACCCATCTATTATGCGTCTTTCTTCATTATTGTAGCTGTCAGATAACATTTCGCCCACTAGCCTCCCATACAAAATATCAGAAGGAAAATGTACACCATTTTCAATTCTTGACTGTCCTACCATCTCAGATAATGTCAAAAGATCACCTGTAAGCTCTGGAATGAGTTTAGATAGTATTCCGGATAAAAAATATGCAATTGCTGTATGACCACTAGGAAAAGAGGGTGATTTCGAATCTTTTATTGTTCTATATCTGTCACTGACATCTATTAAAAAACATTTGGGCCTGGGTCTTTTATACTCGTATTTTAGCCTCAAAACTATTGTATCAACCTCTTCTAATAGTTTTGATATTTCACTCCAGTCTATGAAGTCATTATGCTCTCTTTCTAAAAACGATTTAAATGTTTCTTCAACTGAGCCATCAGAACATTTTATAAATCTATTATCCATATGTGGGTGTTTAATACATCTCACCACTTCATCCAAATCATTATCAAATGCTGCAGAATTAACTGACGGATAACTCATTGAAGGTAGTAAGTTTTCTGCGCTGCCAAGACGACTACAAACTTTAGAAACTTTTTTTAAATGCTTACTATCTATGTTATAGTCAGACGTTTCTGCAAATAAAGTTTGTAGCGAAGGCATTCAAGATCTATCATTTCGTTTTCTTCTGCCTGTTCTGTTGTAGACATCAGAAAGTTCATAGAGGTCAGATCTTACGCCAAGTGTGTCTAAAAATGGATCCTGCTCTGTTGCGCAGGGTGAGTCATCATGATAATCTCCACACGCAGAGCACGGTTGCGCGCTGAGGCTGTGGTCATGATCATCATACTCCATCTCATCTCTCGGAACGTAATAAGGCTCGCCTATATCAGGTGATGAAAGAAGAGCATCTTCATCGACGATGCTCCGAACTTCATTTCTAATTAGCTTTCTAAGACTAGCACGACTTAATTTTTTCATATTTACACCTTAATAGACGGAACCAGATTTTATTCCACCTATTAAATATCTTATTCTATCAGTAACATCAAAATGTTTAGCACTGTTAATAAAACTTTGTGCTTCTTCATGTGTCATATCCCCAAAGTCTTTAAGCTTATTGCTAGCAATCTTAACATCAACACAGTACTCAGATAATTTTTGAGCAATTTTTTGTTCCTTCTCCTTGGCATCTGGGTCTAGCGCTAGAATAACGGGTGTTTTGTTTATCACTATCTTATTAAAGAGCAAGTGTGTCTCATCGATCCAGCTTCCTAGCATACATGCTACATTTCCATGAACTCTTACAGAATCAAAGACACCTTCAACTAAAACAAGCGTATTGTTCCAATCAATAAAATTCTCATTAAAAATAATATCTTTTTTACTAAACTTGCAATTCCTGTAAGGAATATTCTGTCTTGAGTCATACGTCCTTGATAGAAAAAAATTCAGCTCGAGTCGATCGTTAAATGACGGGAATATAATCCTATTATTATATTGATCTTCATTGCTTGTCCCTACCTTGTAGCTTGTTATGTCTTTCTCGTCAAAACCTCGAGAACTAAGATAATGTTTAGCAATCTTTGCCGCCTTGCTGTTATTCAAACAAAGAAGCTTAAAGTCAGACGGAAGACTCAATATTTCAACTATTTCCTGCTCTTCGCCTTTTGGGTAACCAAATATTACATATAAGCTATCTAAAGTGTTCTGAAATGTTCCAGTCCTTTTTGCTAGATTAGCAATATTCCTGCCTTTAGCTTCACAAACCCAGCAGTGATACATTCCCGTATCTAGACAAACAGATAACTTTTTTTTGTGAACAGACTTAGTTTTTCCGCATATAGGGCACGACACTGATATATTCTTATAGTCTTTTGAAACTATACCTTCACCAAAAGCAGACCTTATAAGCTCTATCTTTTGCTTTTCAGTGATAACACTCATAGAACGATTATATTAACATTCTGTGTGATTTTCAACGCAATATGCCTTACCTATCACATAAGCGTCTGCAATGTCATACGCAGCATTCTCATACACTTCTTGACCCTTTCTTGGGCCGCTCTTAAGTATCTTCTTGGGTAAATCAAGCCTCAATTCATTGTTCTGCGAGACCTGCTGAACAACTTGCTCCTTTGTTGACACATTGCTCTTTCTGTCAATTTTAATTGAAGCAAGCTTACGAGCAGTGTTTACATTTAGTGTGAAAACTTCCATATCTAAGTTATAGCATATGTACTGAATTATCCCATTGAACTTTGATAGCGTAAACAGGGTCTTAGCAGATGAAAATCCTGGACGAAATGATTGTAATGATTCCTCAATAACGACAACTTTTAAGCCATACTCTACTGTTAGCTTTCGAATTATTCTCTCGACCATCCGAACTTTCATAAAAAAGTCTTTTTCCCTATCAAGTCTAATCGCGCCGCTATTAACAAGTGTGCCTTCATAACTGAAGACGCAGAAACCTGTGCAACTAGTGGATATGTCAAGTGCTAGTATCAATTAGAAATCCTGCTTTAAACGAATAACAAACTCATCTTCTTGAGTTTTAACAATCGGTTGGGAGAAGCTTGCTCGCATGATCACATTGAAATTATTATCGTGAATATTCACGCCTGTTAAATAAACAGCTTTGAGAGTCGAGTCATTTGCGCCGGCAGTCGGTGTTATTTCCTTATAGGTCTTATTTGAAGATGAAGTGAAATTCCACTCATGACAGGGAACGTTCACTATCATTGTATGAATGTTCTGTTCACCCTTAAATTTTATATTTGTCTTATCCTTGTTGAAGTAGAGCAGGTGAGGCGTCTTTAAAACAACGATGCCGTCTTCATATAACACATTTCCTAAATTATTCCATGTCGCATGCTTTGTGACAGAATCTGCTCTATAAATGCTACCCCTTCCGTTATCTCTTAACTTTATCTTTACATCTCCCTGAGAGCCTGTTAGATGCTCATCATACATCTCAAGACTTCCTGGGTTTATCTTATTTCCGTAATAAAGATTCGATATATCAAAGACAACAATTTCATTTGAGCTTACGTCTCTTGTCCTCTGTGCTATTGTAAGAACTGAGCCTGGTGCAACACCAGGGTTATCAGGAGCAGTACCACAGATGTCAGAGAAGATAGACCCAGTTGCAAAAATCAGGCCAGGGAATAAAGAAGCTGTTGGAATTAGATAGTCCAAATTTATAATAGAGTAATCAGGAACACCATTACAAGACTTCTGATACATCGCGCTTGCTGACATTGCAGAGCTAGAAAGTATTGTGTATCTAGGACTATGTAGACCATTGTCACAAGGGAGAATTGTCATATTTCTCTTTATGTGAGACCCAGTAGGTATCACCACACCTGAAAATATAGGATTTGTGCCTGCTTCATAGACATACTGGTCTGCTGTTATGTCCTCTATTGTTGTGTCTATTGTCTTTGGAACTAACTCTAAAAGCCTTGGATACTCACC